CTACAGCGGCTGGGTGCCGCCTGCATAGCTGATGGCAAAGCCGCGCTTGCGGTAGAAGGCGGCGTAGGTATAGATCTCGCAGGACTCGGGCCCCGTCTTGCGGTAGTAAAGAGGCCAGCGGATTTTTCCTTCGATGCGGTATGTTTTCCCTGCGTACACGCTGCCGTCACTGATGTTGGGGATGGATTCAGGAAAGGGGCCTGTGCGCGCCCACAGCATTTCGGTAAGAGGCACGAATTGCGCGTCTATTTCCCGCTGCGAGAGATGGATGAAATGCCGGGCGCACAACACCAGTGCCACGCTGATCCAGCACACGGCAGCAATCTCCGTCAGCCGCCGCTCGCGTATCGGGATGTAAACGCCTGCGAAAATGGCCCCTAACGACAGCCATCCCGTCACGACCAGCCAGGTGGCCACCAGCGGTCCGTCCGCCACCCATTCCGTATCCGTGTAGCGGGGAATCCAGGCCCAGCCTATGAACGCGACAGCCAGTCCCAGTGTTTTCAGGAATTTGCGCCATGACATACCGTGCAGACCCTCGTGCGAAACATGATTTGAAGAGTAACCCGAGTCGCAGCTCAAAACGCGCTTCCAGCCTCAGCGACGATGAAAAAACACCGCCTGTGCTGGCTTTGCTGCTGACGGGCGGCATTCTGATTTTGATGGCCATTGGCTATTCCTTCTGGATTCAACAGAAGGCAGAGATGGCAGAAGGCCCGGAAATATTCCAGAACACGCCGCATGACGATGAGTTTTTCAAGAAACTGGAATTCAAGGATCTTGGGGAACGTGTCGTTTTCACTTCGCCCAGCTTCCCGGAGGGCATATCGATTGACCGCGTGGAGCTTGCCTTTGCGGATGAAGCCAGTTTTTACGGAATGCCGGCGGTGGACGTGAAAAAACGGACAGGTTCTTTTCCCGGCCTCAGGCTGTCATGGCCAGCCGAGCAGGATTTTCCGGGTGAGCGTGTGGAAAACACCTGCGGTTTGCAACATGGCAGCTCCCTCGTGGAGGTTTTGCAACCCGTTTGTTTGCACGCGGACTACTCAGTTTACGAAGGCAACAGCGATGACGCAGTCGTGGAAGCCATCTACACGGGCGGCCGCACGACGCTAGGCATACGCAAAGACAGGGACGAGCAAGGCGAAGCCTACCGCGTGGCCAGTCATTTTTATCAATGGGGCCGTTTCGTTACTGCTGAAATCAGGGGGCAGCGGCAGTGGCTGGGCTGGATTTGCAATCCGAATATCCTGAAGAAACTGAACCGGGAACACGGCATCCCTGATGATGGAGAAGGCGTGGCAATCTTGGATGCAGGCAATGCGCATTGCATGTCGCCGCCAGGCTTTTGGCAAAACCTTTTTTCCGACCGGAACCATACGCAATACCATGACGTGGTATTCCATTGCAGGGATTCCATGAGAAACCGCTCATATTTAAACTGCATGGCCAGCTTTCTGTTCGGCGGCGAAGTGCTGACAGTTTATTTCCCTTCTGAATATCGCGGCGGCCGGATTCAGATAGGCGGTCGTTCCAATGCTGCAGTCTATTACCGTCCGCGTATTGTGGAATCGGCATGGAAACGCTTGCAGCAAATGCAGCAGGAAGGCGCTTCTTCTGAACTGGCGGCGCAGGGCACGCAACGGCGTTTGCAATGGAGCCAGCGCCACTGCCAGCTCATGATGGAGAGCGTTGGGGCATTGCCACGCCAGCAATATCAACCCATTGAAAACGTGGAGTCCCGCTGCCAGCGCACCCGCCAGCGCCTGATAGCCGCCTGGTACAACGCAGCGGGCAACCAGGCCGCGCGCGAGCATTACAAAAGCCAGGTGCAGGAGCTGGATTCGCAATTGGCGGTGCTGATACAGGCTTCAGAACATTGAGAGAGACCGTTGCGGCTTCATCCGCCAACAGGCGGAGCCAGACGGCGGGCGTCTTATTTGTCTGGGCGAGATTCATTTAGGCATTGCACAAGGCCTGCCCGATCAAGCTCAACAAGCTGCTGAGCGACAACGACAAACAGTTCACCGACCGGCTGTGCCAAGCGCTGGGCATGGCGCATCTGCTCATCAAAGGTCAGTGTTCAAGAGCGAAACGCCGATGCAGGCCATGAAACACTGGCTTCAGACGCATCCGCATCTGTTCCACAGGCGGCCTACGATCGTCCAAGGTGCGTCAGGTAGGCGCTCACAGTGCGGATCCGATGCGCGCTGCCAGGATGCTGCTTCCTGCCCAGATAAATCAAAAACAGGAGCAAATTCAAGGGGCTCAAATACCGCTTTGCGCTGGTTCCACTAGGACATGATGCTATTGATAAAGGAGCTAAAAGCGCAGCCTGCACCGCGCTTGTTTCGCCTTTGCGGCGCCAGATTGCGGGCGAGCTTTCAGCGCCCGGCGCTGCACCCGGCCACCGGGGCTTCGCGGTCGGGCAACAGGCCGCCTTCGGTGAAGAAGCGCCACTGGCCGTCGCGCAGCACGCGCCATGCGCCGCAGCCTTGGTCTTCAAAGCCGTCAAAGCCAACGGCGTCGGGCATGGGCGTGCCGCTGTCGTCGTAGGCCATGTAGCGGGGGCTGTTGGCCGCTTCGCCTTTGCCGCTGGCGTCCAGCCGCAGCATGAAGTGGTTGGCGTTTTGCGCCACGAGCGCGCCTGGCAGCGGCTCGCCCAGCGGCGTGAGGCCATTCTGCGGCGTGTAGCTATAGCGCAGCGTGCGGCCTGCGGCATCGGTAAAGCGCAGGGGCTGGCCTTCGCGCAGGGCAGGGCAGGGCTTGTCTGCCGCAGCGGGCACGCCGCCCGCCAGCAGGGGTTGCAGCGTGGGCGAGAGGTAGTGGCACGTGCCGCCCGTGTGGTCTTGCAAGGCCAGGTAGCGGCGCTGGCCGTCTTGCGTGCGGGCGTCATGCACATCTTGCGCGGCGGGCAGGGTGGTGATGGGACGGCCATCGGGCAGGAAAAACTCGATGAGGCCGCTTTCTTCGCTACTTTTCTCGCCGCTTTCTTCCTCACCGCTTCCGGCGGGGCGCTGGGCCAGCAGCAGCCAGATTTTTTGCGGCTGCCCGCTTTCAGGCAGCGCTCCCACGGCGGCGTAGCGCATGGGTACGGTTTCGCGCAGGGTTGCCAGCGCCAACAGGCCCGCCGCGCCTTGCTCGTTGGCCACCGGTTGCAGGCCAGACGCCGCAGGCACGGGGTGGCTGCGAGCCAGGCCGTTTTCATCCGGCGTGGCCAGCCAGGCGCTGCGGGCCACCACGCGGCCTTGCTGCACGCGCATGAAAACCGTGCCCCGCCGGGCGTCACCCAGCGCCAGCGTGAGCGCGGCGGGCGGCTGCCCTTGCCCGGCATAGCGGCCGTTTTGCCAGGCGCTGGCGGGCAAGGCCGGCAGTGCAATGCGCAGCGGCTGGCTGTAAGACTCGCCCAGCAAATCCTGCCCGTGCGGACTGAACAGGCGGCGCTGGCCGTCCCGCACGGCCTCAAAACCCATTGCCGCGCCGCCCAGCGGCACAGGCGCGATGCTGTCAAACACCCCCGCGCGCGGCGCGGCGCGCAGCACGTAGCGCAGGCAGCCCTGAGCCGTTGGTTCAGCCCGCACGCGGCGGTACCAGCTCAGATCGGCGGCGCTGCCGTTGTGCGAGCGCAGTTCCTTGCCCGTGTAGGCATCGGCCGCGCAGGGTGCAAGCTCCTGCGCGGGCGCTTGCGCCTGGGCCTGAGCGGCGCAAAGCAGGGGGGCCAGTAGCAATAGGGAGCGAAGAGAAATGGGCATGACGCAAAAAGAGCGCTGAACGACGCGAACGAGCATACCCGCATCAAGATAAGCGCCAAAGCCGTGCAAACCACAGTCAAAAAGCCATGAATCGCGAAAAACGCAATTGACACGAGCGTCTGTGCTTATTGCCGCACTTTTTGTTTTGGAAAAACGGGAATGGATCCGCGCCCAGAATCAAAAAAGTGGATTGCCGTGCGGCCAGAAATTTTGAAAACAATTTCTCCGCGCAAATTTCTCCGTACGAAACAAATGGCATCACCCGCGCCGCAGTGCGGCACCAGTTCTCGCAGGCAAAGACATGCGGAACTCAAGCGGCGGCCCACGCTTGCCGTCTGTCTCTGCTTTCGTTTTCTCGTATCAGAACGAGAGCGAATTTGAAGGGCAGAAATGCCTTCTTGCGCTGATTGCTCCTGGATATCCAGCTATGGCTTTGTGTGCAGTAAGGCCTGAAGCATTTGTTCTTTGAGTGCGCTTTCTGGTTCTGTTTCGATAGCCGCAACGGCTATCCAGTGATCTCTGTTTTCTCCTAATTTTGTAGCAAGGCAGCCAGCTAGGGCGGGGCTTAGGCGGCCTTTTTTCTTCGCTTGTGAAAACGTGCTTTTGTCGATAGCTAGTTCTTTGCACCAGGCTGAAGCGCGTTTCTTCGCAAGTGCTTTTTCCATTAGCTGAAGCGTTTGACTCATGGTGTAGCTCCTTTGTCAAGGGGTGAGTGTAGATGCTCTATCAACTATTTTTGTTGACACACTATCAATTCAGGCTTAATGTTGATGCTCTATCAACAAGGAGCCTGCAATGCCCCCTTCCCCATCTCTTCAATCGTTGCTGCTACAGATAAGGGAGCACGGTTGTCGCGTGTTCATTGGCGGCCACGCTATCCATGTGCCTGCTGGCCTGCACGCTAATCTGATAGCAGGCGTGCTATCTGACTGGCTGCGTGGCAAGGAGATCGGCAAATGACCTACTCGCCGCGTCTCTCTTTTGCTTTGCGCTCCCTGCGCTCTCGCTGCAACTTTTCTCTGATCTCTTCTCTGGCGCGCATATCAGCCTCAATGCGTTTGCGCCTGCGCTTGTCAGCAAGCCGCCGTTCCAGTCTGGCGACTTTGATCTTGATGAACGCGATCAAAGCGGCAAAAGCAATGATGAATATGCCGAATTTCCAAACCATGGAAAGCGCGGCGTCCAAAAGTTCATTCATAAACACTCCCAGCGAAAAAAAAAAAGAAATTATGCGGCTTTAAGGCCAAGGAGGCCCGCAAATGAGCATTGTTGATTTCTGCGTTGGTTTTATTTTGGCTGTGTACTTCACGCTGATTTTTGCTTATTTTTTGTCCATTATTTTGAATGCGTTGCCCCCCGCCCAAACACCCCAGCAACAGTCCTGCTTGAAGTCGCATTGCAGGCCACGCAAGCAGGCCGGGCGTGGGGGCGACACCCAATAAGTGAGGTGGCGGAATATGTACACATATAACGAACACCTCCAAAGATGTGCTGAATATGCGCGGCAAGGCATATCAGACAAAGCAACATACGTTCAATTACGTATTCTAAAGGGGCAAACAACCGCATGCGCCCGAATTATGGGGCTTTGGGTTACACCTGAAGGATCTCACCTGTGGCGTCTGGCCCTGCAATGGCCCTTCAGCGGCCTTAAATACGTCGCCTTTGAACGCGTGAGACTGTGCAGCGGGGTGGGTAGCGGCTGTACCTGCCAAACGCAGCGCGGGGCCGATACGGGGCGCGGAGGGGTCCCCGCTTGCGGGGCGGTGCCGCGCCTCGTTGAGGCCCCGCGCGAAGCCTTTGAACGGCTTCATTTCGAGCTGCTCAAAAAACAGGCAGCGGGGCGTGACGTGATGGTTACACGTCACTTTAGTCCGGAAAACCGGAAAAACTGCCTAAAAAACGTGCAGCCATGACCCCCGTTTTCCGCTTGCATCGTGGTGGCAAAGACTGGCATGTCTGCCCTGCCAGCCAGGTGCAATCCGTCGGCTTCTGCGACTGGATCAGCATCTACCAGCAACACGCCTGCGATCTGCCTCGTTTGTGTGATGGTGCGTTTATCAGCATCGATAAGGATGGAAACACCGTTAATACCACGCTAAAGAAACTGAAAGTGGAAGGCAGCCACGAAACCCGCGTTTTTATTCGTTGTGATGGTGGAACAGTTTATTTTGAAGGCAACGTTAGCCGGTTTGGCAGGCCCGATAATGTTTTTGGATATTCATTCATTGACTGCATCCAAAAAATCAACAATCTGATTGTTCAGCATGGATTACCTGCATTCACGGAGGGTAATCGCTTTATCACAAACTGGCGCGGCAATCCGCGTAGTGAATGGACTGGTGCAATCATTACCCGCGTTGATTTGACGGAAAACTTTTCGACCGGTTCACGTGATGAAGCCATAGCTTTTATGCGCTGGCTTCAGGGCCAGCAAGTTAGCCGCTTGAAAACGGGCACATATGGCGATTGTGAAACGGTTGATTTTGGCCGGGGTTCAAGGCGTGTTTATAGCAAAGCCTATTTGAAATCAGCGGAAATTCGCCGTCACTCAAAAGGAAATACCTATCTTGAAAAGTTAGCTGATTGGTGTGACGAAGTGGGATTAATCAGATTTGAGACCACCTATAAAACCACGAAGCTGCATGATATGGGTTGTCACTTTTTGGGCGGGTTTGACATGAAGCAATTGGAAATGGATTTCAAAGAGCGCAAGGAAGTATTGACTCGCAATTCGGCTGAAATGGATGATTTTTCGCAACTGCCAAAAAGCATTCTGGCGACTTATCGAATGTGGCAGGCGGGTGACGACATAACGGCCAAATTGAAAAGGTCGCAATTCTATGTTCATAGGAAGGCGTTGTTGCCTTATGGCGTCGATATATCTGTTAAAAGCAACATCATAAAGTTTCAACCGCGAACAAGGGTAATCAAGCTCGGCCCTGTTCAGAAACCGGAATGGTACGAGCTGCCCGAAATTGAAAGGAAATTGTATGGAACTGGTAGTTGAAATCGTCGGCATGAAGGCATTTAAGGGCACGATTGACGGCAAAGTCATTGATTCGGCGAGTCTGTTCGGCGTAGTGCGTCTGGATAGTCGTTTCAATCGAAGGGATGAATCAGGAACTAACTGGAAAACAGGCTTTGCGCTCGAAGAGTGGAAGCTGCCCGGCAGTGAAATGGCTATGCGCATGATGCATCTGAATCCGTCCATCAAGAATCCGATTTCCGTCAAGCTTGAAATCGAGCGTGTTTCAAACGGCAAGGAATCAACAGAAGTCATTATTGATGCTGTTCCACTTAATAAATCTATTGTCGATCAGGAAACCGGCGAAATCAAATCACCGCAAGCGCAGCATCAAAAGAAAGCGGCCTGATGAAAGTATTGGTTCTGGCGTCTTTGCTTTCAATTTTGGCGGGTTGTGCTGCTTACGATCCGCCGCATCAATTCAATGATATTTGGCACTCTGAAGATCATTATCCAGAGCATTGGAGAAATAGAAGATGAGCCACTATATTGATTGGCAGGATAACAATACTGAAGGTATATGTCCTGATTGCGGTGAAAAGGTTGGCGCTGGTGAATGGGTAAGCGTTACCGTTGGTGGAATCGAATATCCTTTAACTTGCCCTCATTGTCATAACGGTTTGATTGAAAGCAATAGTGATGATGAGGAAGTGCAGGAGTGCTCTTTTTGTGAGCAGGAGTTTTATAAACGCGCGTTGCAGGAACATAAAGGTGGTTATGCATGTCGTGATTGCCGGGAGAATATGATCATATGTGATAACTGCGGCTATTTTAGTGATATGGAGTCTGAGTTTTATGAAGTAGATGAAGGCTCTTTATGCATTTCGTGTTATTACAGCATGTATGGCGATGGTGAATGATATGACTCTGCAAGACCTGCAACAAATCGGTATTACGCCGGAAAGCATTGCTCATGCAATCGGCTTTGGTTTTGCAGTGGTAGCCAGTTTTGCTATTGCGGGCTGGGCTGTTGGCGTAGTCATTAGCATCATTCGCAAGATTTGAGATTGCAGCTTGAAGATTGCTGGGGTTCTTTTTGGTGCAATTTCGCACTGCATTCCTTGAAAGGGAAAATATGAAAACAGTTAAGTTTCTGCAAAAAAACTGGCAAAAAGCCACGGTAGCGACCGGTCTTGTGCTGGCTTCTGGTTATGCAAATGCTGCTGATCCGATTTCAACGCTTTTGGATGGCATTGATATTAGTTCAGCGGGCGCAAAGATTGCTGCCTTTGGTATTGCTGTAGTTGGTATTGCGCTTGGTATTCACGGTATTACCGTTGCCAAACGCGTGATCAATAAAATGTAATCATGCTAACGATAGCCCTGGTTGTTCTGATTCATGTGGTTTTTGCCCTGATTGGAGCGATCGGGGCTATTTGCTTTTTCTGGTTCATCAAATGAAAAAGTTACTTGCATTATTAATGTTGCTTGTGCATGTAACTGCATTTGCAGATTTTACACCTCTGCCTATTTTTGAGGGTGAAGTGGGTCGGGGCATTGGCGCTAATAAAAAGTCGTATTTTGACAATATGGGTGCTTGTAAAGCTTGGGTTTCCGGTTTGGTTTCGGAGCCTTCGTATTGGGATGATTGCTCTGCTACTTATAGCGGGACTGGACTTTGTGAAAATTATCGAGCAAAGGAAGATGATTTTACGGTTGGTTCTTGTTCAGAGGAATCATTTTGTCCTGATAATTCAACGACTCATAGGCGAAGAAATGAAAAGGACAAGATAATAACTACTTGCACTTGCCTTGGTGGTTATGTTGAAAAAGATCATGCTTGCGTGAAGCCTAAGACTTGTGAGGCGGGAAAAGAAATTCATCGTGATTTTCCGGTGAAAGGCCCGTCACAATTATGTGATGGCGGTTGCATGTATAAACTTGAGGCGTCGGTTGATACAGGGGAATATGGCTGGGGTGGTGATTATGTAGGAACTGGTGCGGAATGTAGTGAAAAGCCAGATAAGCCGGATAAACCGGATGAGCCTAAGCCTGATCCGAATCCCGGCGACGGTGGTGGCTCCGGAGGCGGTGGTGGCTCCGGAGGCGGTGGTGGCCCTGGCGGTGGTGGCTCTGGCGATGGTGGTGGCTCTGGCGGCGGTGGCTCTGGCGGCGGTGGTGGCTCCGGTGGTGGCGGCTCTGGCGATGGCGGCGGCTCTGGTGATGGCGGCGGCTCTGGCGATGGCGGTGGCTCTGGCGATGGCGGCGGCTCTGGCGATGGCCACGGCTCTGGCGATGGCCACGGCTCTGGCGATGGCCACGGCTCTGGCGATGGCCACGGCTCTGGCGATGGCAAGCCAGGTGGCAAACCTGGGGGAAAACCGGGCGGTAAGCCTGATGGCAGCGGCGAATGTGAAGGAAATGACTGCGCAGATAACAACGCTGGCCCTGGCCTTCCCGGCACGCCTGATCTTTATAAAAAGCAATATAAAGATGGCATTAAAGGTGTTTGGAATGAAAGAAGCGCCGAAATGAAAAAAACACCTTTGGGCGGTTTGGCAGGTCGCTTGCTTCCCAAAGTTAATAGTGGTACTTGTCCTAAATGGATGGTTGATTTGAATTTTGGCGGTAGGTGGAATTATGGGGCGGGTGATGTGTCTCCGCCCTGCTGGATTTGGCCTGTTCTTCGTGCAATGGTTATTTGTTGCGCCTTGATATTTGCAAGTCGATTGATATTTGGCGGAGCATAAACTATTTTGTTTGCTGGAGCTGGAGATGCTTAATTGGTTGAAGCAACGCATAGTTGATGTAATAAAGTGGTTTGCCGATATATTTATCGTCATATTTAAAGCGCTCTGGGATTTGGTAACAGACTTGTTTTCATGGGTATTTGATCAGTTGATGGGCCTTGTTGTTTCGGCTCTTTCCGCAATCGATCTTGGTGGTCTGAATAACTATAATCCTCAAACGGGTTTTACTTCGGAAATGTTAAACATAATGGGGCTTTTGGGTGTAGGTGAGGCATCGGCGATTATCGTGACTGCGATTGGGATCAGGTTGATTTTGCAGCTGATTCCTTTTACACGCTTGGGAAGCTAAATGATCAATTTGTTGCTGGGGGCTCCGGGTGGCGGTAAAAGTTATGAAGCCGTCGCCTATCATGTTTTGCCTGCTGTTCAGTCCGGTAGAAAGGTGATTACTAATCTGCCGCTTTATGTTGATGTTTTTGCGGCTATTGTGCCTGGCTGTGAGAATCTGATTGAGATAAGGACTGAAACCAAGGGTATAAAGCCTGAACCTCAAATAAAGAACGTTTTTGGCAGAGAAGTTGATGTTAGCGGTGCATCAACCTGGTCGAATAGGCCGTTCGCACATGTTGAGGATTATCAAGATGAATGGCGCGATGAGAACGGAAGGGGGCCGCTTTATGTCATAGATGAATGCCATTTCTGTTTGCCGCTTGGCAAAACAGATACGGCGGTAGAAGAGTGGTATAGCATGCATCGTCACTACAATGTCGATGTTCTGCTTATCACGCAAAGCTACGGCAAATGCAGCAGGGCCATTATCGATCTTGTCCAAGTCTGCTATAAGGTAAGAAAAGCCATTGCTTTTGGCAAAAGCGATGGATATTTTAGAAAAGTGCTTGATGGCCCGCGCGGTGGTGAAATCAGCGTTCAGCAACGCAAATATGATAGTAAGTTTTTCAAGCTTTATCGAAGTCATACGCACGGAATCGCTCTCGATGAAAAGGATCCGGATGATGTATCTCCGCTCATCGTCAAATATCGGAGATTCACTAGATTCGTCTGGCTTCTTTCATTTTTTGCCTTGATCTATGCATTCTGGCCTTCTGATGGCAAAAAGCCCGAAAACACGCAGAAGCCGAAAAAGGCATCTGAAAGCGTATCCATGATAAGCGATGATTTATCGGATGAAATGACCTATAGGAACGATCGAAAGCCGGATAATGAATCAGCGAAATCAGTTGAGCAAGAAGATGAAAATAAGGAGCTGGAAATAGAACAGTTAAAGGGTAAGCGCATGCATGTTACTGGCTCAATGGAAATGGGGAGCAAAAGACTCATTACGTTTACCGTCTCGGATTCGAGTTCTAGGATATTTGATTTGACAAGCGATGATTTGGAAGCAATGGGCTATAAAGTGCGCATGCTTTCGTCTTGCATCGTCATGCTTGAAATGAATGGCCGATCAACGCCCATAGTTTGCGATGCGCCTTATATGCAGCCAGGCACACAGGATAAGCCCGTTGTTTACGATTCATTCAATGGCCGGTGGAGCAACGAGCGACAACAATAAAAAAACCGCCCGAAGGCGGTTTTTTTATTGGGCGTCGGTGTTATGGCCAGAGCTTGATCAAGATTGCCAGTGCGCCTAGCCCGCTAAATAGTGCCGTCAAAGTCCAGCGTTGCATGTCGGCCATTGCTCGAAGCAAACGTGCTTCGAGTTCTGCGCCGTCTTGCTTTGTGAATAGCTGGTCTTTGTGCAGCGAGTAGCGGCGATCAATGGCCGAATTGATGGATTCGGCAACGGCTTTGGCTTTATCTGCTGGCACGTTGACGGCGGTTAGTGCTTCAAAGATTTCCAGTTCCATAGGGAGCGTCCTTTCAATAGTTGGCGGAGATTTTGCCCGTTCTCCGGTTGGTGATGGCGCCGGGGCGCAGCCCTGGGGCCATCACCATGAGGAGCAACAACTCAACAAAACGGCCAGACTGTCAAGGGGCCGCGCGCAAGCCGCAGCCCGTAGCGGAGCGTAGGGACCGGGTGAGCACGGCGGCGAAGCCCTTGCCCTTGACAGTCTGGCCGTTTTGTGGAACGGGCAACCTGGCCCAAACGAAGCCACCAGCAGCGCCAAAGCAGGCGCAGCGTTCAAAAGGAGAAAACACATGCGGTATGGATATGCTCGCGTTAGCACCATTGAGCAAGATCACGCTTTGCAGTTGGCCGCCCTGAAGGCTGCACGATGCGCCCAAATCGTGCAGGAAAAGCGATCGGGCGTAAAGCAGAGGCCAGAGCTTGATCAGTTGCTATCAAAATTAAAGCAAGGTGATGAGCTTGTGATCTACAAGCTGGATCGTCTGGCAAGAAGCCTGAAAGACCTGCTGTCAATTGTTGAGCGACTGCAAGCCAAGGGAGCGCACTTGCGCAGTCTCACGGAGCCGCTGAACCACGACACACCAGCGGGTCGGATGATGCTGCAAATGCTGGGCGTCTTTGCCGAATTTGAGCGCTCAATCATCAGGGAGCGTTGTATGGCGGGGCAGCTGGAAGCACTGAAACAGGGCAGACCCATAGGCAGGCCGAGCCGGATACCGCTCCAAGATCAAAGCGAAATTGTTGAGCTGATAGCAGCGGGAATGCCGCACAGAGCAGTAGCAGATGCTTACGGCATCAGTGCCAGCCGCGCTCTTGCGATTTATCACGAAGCGATAGGCCGAAAGCGGCGCAATTGGGGCGTGCTTCGCACGTTGTATTACGACAACATTAACCATGCAAGATGA